CTCTTCCTTTTGTAAGAAATTCCGAATAACTCTTTTCTATTAGATCTGGACTACATCCAAAAAACTCGCCTATTTCCTTATTTGTACAACCGAATTGAGCTAATTTGATTACTTGATCAGTATCTATTTTATATTTTTTAGGTCTTGCCATTCAATCCTCTTTCCCCTTGAGTATAGGTAATTTTTTTTTAGCAGACTTTTTATAATAAATCTAATTAATTTTTTTTGCTTTTATCTTTGTATAATTTTCAAATCGTTGAATAATTACATCAATATATTTAGGATCAAGTTCCATTCCAAAACAATTTTTATTTAGATTTTCACATGCAATCAAAGAAGTTCCAGAACCTAAAAATAAATCTAAAACATTCTTTTTTGTAATAACATTGATAGCTGATTCAACAAATTTTACTGGTTTTGGACATGTATGTAAATCTCTCAATCCGTCTAATCTATCACTATTAAAATCAAAATAATCTAGATCATACCTTACTTTTTTTGGTAAACTTCCAAATAAAAATATAGGTTCAATCTTCCTAAAATGAGATAATTTTCCGCCTGTTTGTTTATTTCTAGATAACCAATAAAATATATCTTTAGGCCCCTTTTTTATCCAATATTCGTTATATTTCCAACCAGCAGTAATAAAATTAAACTTTGAATATTTTTCTAATAATTGAAACCATTTATCACAAAAAGCAAGATATTCAGCTCCCTCTATATCTTTATAAGAGTTATATTCATAATCTAGGCCATATGGAGGATCAATAAAAGACATTTCTATTTCCTCATTATTTAATAATTTTTTTACACTTTCTTCGTCAGTACAATCCCCACACATCAATCTATGACGGCCTAATTCATATATATCGCCTTGCTTTATTCCTCTATCTGATACATTTTCTGGGATTTCATCTTCATCGCTAAAATATTCTTTATCATCAACAATTATTTTATCTAATTCCTTTGGATCAAATCCTAATAAATTAAGATCATAATTATCATCTAATAAATCTGATATCTCTAGATTCAATAAATCTAAATCCCAGGCGCTATCTTCATTCAATCTATTATCAGCAATTCTATAAGCTTTTGCTTTTGTTTCAGATAAATCTGCTATGAATACAGGAACTTTTTTCAGTCCAAGTTTTTTAGAAGCTAACAATCGAGTATGTCCCACAATTACAATCATTTTTTTATCTACAACTATTGGTTGTTGAAATCCATATTCATTTATAGAACTTGCAACTTTATCAATTGCTTGATCTTTTCTTGGATTATTATGATATGGGATTAATTTTTCTATTTCTATTTCTTGTATATTCATAAATATTCATTCCTCATTTCTAAATCATTGATTGCTTGTTCTTTTGTAATTAATCCTTTTCTTATACCTAAATCAATAACATCTTTATTTTTTAAGGCATAATCCTTAATAAATTGAGTAACTTTATTATTTTTTATTGCTTCTACAAACATTTTTACTCGTTCTTCATCTCTATTAATTATTCCAAAATTATATTTTTTTTCTGGAAGTTTATCTAAATATTTTTTAGCTGATAACCAAAAAGCCGGTTGTTTTGCATATTCTTTATCTTTTACTGAATCATAATAAGAATTATATAATTTTGCCAGATCTTCAGCTTTATCTTGCCATTCTTGTTCTATTCGTAAGAAATTTTTTTCTGCTGTTCCTTTAGAAACTTTATTATTAATTTTATCCCAAAATAAATTAAACAAAGGATTATATTTACTAGAGGTTTTATTGGTAGGGGTAGTGGTAGAGGTAGGGGGGTTTGTGCTAGGTTTTTTTGGACGACCACCTAATTTTCCATTTTCTTTAGAAGCTTCAATTCTTTTTGTAATATATAAAAATTCTTGTAGTTGTCTTTCATTTTGATAATGATCATTTATCAACACGAAAAACTCATTTACTATTTTTTCACATGAAAACTTTTCTGAATCAGTAATACAATTAGCAATTCGTAATATAGTATTCATATCTTTGGGAAGTCCAGGACATCTTTTATTCCAATTCCAACAAAGCAAACGAATATAAATTCCTATTTCTTGATTTGTTAAATGTTGAGTTCCTGCGATAAAATCTTCGGTAAATAAATACCAAGCTTTTAATTTTTCTTTAGGTTTCGAGTTCTCGTCTATAAACATTGTGACCTCCATATTTAATCTGTCTATAAAATTTTAAAGTATACTCATCTATTTTATCATCTATCTCGTCCGTAGAATAATTTTTAAAAATAAATTCGTCTTTGACTTTTGTAATAGCTTTGCTCTGTGCTTTCAACCATAAACCTATAAATATGTCTTGGTTTTTTTCATCTTCCGGTAATAAAATTTTAGTGTTTTTTACTTGGACGACGCGGGACATTTTTATCTATGATCTCTGTCAAATCTATTAAACATCGTTCTATATTCCCTTTTACTACAAAAAATGGCGTATTTAAAGCAACAGATTGAATTTTCCATAATTTTTGAGAATTCGATAATTGACCTTTTTCGTTTTTCAATTCGACATATAATAATTTTCCAGGAGGATATTCTATAACAAAATCTGGAACTCCTGCTTTAAAACCCATTTTCTTTAGTTTCATTTGATATTGTACAGATCTTTTGCCCTCATTAGCTACATGATAATGTCTAAAAATATAAATATCTGAAAGTTCCTCAAGTAATAAATTACAAGCTATTTGAATTGATATTTCTTTGGTCATAGGGGGCAAACTACAAATCCACCCCCTATGTGTAGTATAATTATGGAGGTCATACTACAATTATTATTTCATAGGAAAAATAATAATTAAATATAATTAAAAAAACCTTGTAAAACAAGGGAATTTTTATGAAAATAATGCTTCGCATAACCTAGACAAACTGATAGGATATTTTTAATTTAATAATATGGAGGTCAAAATGACTAATAATAATAATAGACTAAAAACTTATAAAGAAATCTTTTCAATGACTGCAAAAGATTTCCAAGACTTACTAAAACAAAACACTGATACAAATTATCATACTGAAAATGTTTTATATTTAGCATTTAGAAGTGGTAATAAAAAATTTATTGAGGAAGCAAAATTAGTTCTTGCTGATCATTTGACTCAAGGTTCTTTATCTCATGAAAATGCTGAAAGAAGAACTGAATTACTTTCTAAAATTAAATCTACATTTTTAAAAACTTATCAAAAAACATATTGGGAGTGTCTATAATGATCCCTAGACCTTTCAAATCTACTAAAAGAGTTGACCTTATCGAAAATGGTAAGGTCACTCATTATTTTAAAATAGTATTCCTAGACGGCAGTAGTGCCGTCTTTGATAATAACTTTAATTTAGTTATGAAAAGTAAAATTGTGAATAATAATAATGGAGGAAAAAATGGATTGGAAAATAAAAGTTCTTACTAGGGAAATAGAAAACGATAATTTTAAAATTTTTATTGATTATAAATATATAGAAAAACAAATTCATGAAAGTTTTAATAATGCTTCTTTAGTATTGGATAGTATAATTACTAGACACAGAAATGTTCATGGTATTGATCTTTGTCGTGAAGATTTTGAAATAGTAGGAATTCAAAACGGAAAAGAATTAAGTATAAAAAATTAAAATGAAAAAAAGTAAATTATTTCCTTATGGATATGTGAGTCAGCAAATTAAAGGTTATTGTCCTAGAACAAAAAAACCTATTTTTGAATTTACTCATACATTACCAAGAAGAAGAACTTACTACAAAATGTGTTGTAAGATTTCAATAATTTTGCTTTTGCTATGTATTTCGATGTTAGTATTTGGTTGTAGTAGCAAACCAATCGTAGATAGCAGGGGCAAATCATCTGCAAATATCAATGGTGATATGAACAGATACCACGATGATTATTATACTTGTGAATCTATTGTAAAAGATAACACTAATAAAGTTATGGATACAGGAAAAACAATATATAATGGACTTCGTTGGCGTGTATTATGGCTTTCACCTAAACTAACAACTAGACAAGATTTAATTAATAATTGTCTAGAAGGTAGAGGTTATAATGTACTTAACAAATAATAATAATAAAGGAGGAACTATGACAAATGTTATAGATAAAATCTTTGATAATAGCGAAGATGGTAAACCAAACTATGCTATAGATCTTATAGACGGAACTCGTTTATATACTCGTGGCACAGTTTTAAATCCAATGCCTAAACCCGGTGATGCTATTAATTTTACAATAATTAATACAAAAACATCATCAAATGGGAATCAGTATACAAATGTTAAGGATATACAAGTAGCTGATAATCATACAAATCAAGACGATGGATTTAATCAATCTGCACCAATCAAATCGAATGGGTTCAATAAAAGCGATACTCAAAGATTAGATATTTTTGTTACAGGTGTCGTTGGTCGTTCTATGGGAAGTGGACATTTTTCCGTAGATAATATCAATGAACTTACAAGAAATGCAGTAAAAGCTTTTAATGAAAACCTTAAAGGATTATAAAAAGCTTTTTAGGGACTTTTGGGGGTATTCAGAAACGGATACCCCTATTTGTTGGTATTGTAATAAACAACAAGCCGTAGATTTACATCATGTCCTCGCTAAAAAAATGGGTGGAGTAAAAAATAATAGACTCAATAGAATTGATAATCTTTTTCCATTATGCAGGGATTGTCATAATCAAGCACATTCCAGGATAATTAAAATTGAAGATCTACAAAATATTTTAGAAGAAAAAATAAGGATTAAAAAAAATGAAATATAATTTTAATACAGAATCTATTGAAAATAAAATGAATTTATTAAGACGCTTCAACTATAAATTAAATTATTACAAAAAACAAAAAGATGATGCTTTGAAAGAAATAAAAAAATCTTCATCAGCAATCAAAGGATTAGAAAAAAAAATTAAAGAAGAAAAAAATTTATTACAATATGAATTCTCTTAATTTTGATCCAAATGTACTTTCACATAAGGAAGAAGAATTAGGATTAGAATTTGCTGATAATGATACAGCTATAGATTTGATGAAAAAAGAAGAAAAAATGATAGTTGCAGAATTAACGCTTTATTATACAAAATTTGGCGGATATAAGAATATTACTGAATTAAATGGAAAAATTTATTCAGATAAAAAGTTTAAGGATTTTTTTGATAGATACGAAAAAACCTTAAAGGCAAGGAATCAATCTAAAATTAGATTTGAAACCTTCAAAGCTTTTCGTAACGACTTAAGAACAAAAGTTGTTAACGAAAGGGAATTGGCTAAAAACTTATAGAAAGGAGTTTATATGAGCCAGAATAAACAAATCCTTAATTACCTTTTACAAGGTAAAAAATTAACCCCTCTAACAGCATTAAGTAAATTTGGTTGTTTAAGATTGAGTGCAAGGATTCTTGATTTAAGAAAAGAGGGCCACAACATAACTACTGAAAATGTTACTCGTAAAGGAAAAACATTTGCAGAATATTCATTGGAGGTCAAATGAGCTATTATGAAAATAGAAGATTGTATGCTATAAAAGAATTTTTTAGGCTACTAACTACTGATGATTATTTTAGGGAAAGAATAGCTGATGATGTTGCAGAAATATCAGATGAAGTTACTTCTAATTGCCTTCATGTCGTTACAGGATTTTCAGTACAACAAATTCCAAATGGTGATCGTGAAGGTCTTATAGTCTATGATGCACCTACTGGAAAACATATTGAAATATCTTTCAAGTATATTGAAAATGGAGGTGAACATGAAAGGTAAAACTCACGGTCATTATTTTGCTAATATGGAATTTATTGGTAGAGATATTAGAGTAGATGTTCGATATGTAAAATTTGACAATTCAGTTGACGGTAAAACAGGTTCTGGTTGGGTTGCTTCAGTAGATGATAAACCTTTATCTAACATGTTTGATTTCAGTAGTACTGCTAGTTATAGCAAAAAAGATTGTATTATTTTGCTCAAAAAACTGTTAGCAAGGGCTTATACTCGTAAAATGAGACATCAATTTAAGATTCATTTAGGCGAAATTGACGATGATACTTTG